AAGCAGTGGTATCAACGCAGAGTACTTCCCTTGAGACAGGAGAAATCCCGCATCGCGAGCGGCTAATCGAAAGAACACCATAAAGTCTAAGGGCGCCATGAATAACATGTCGTCCCCATTGACCAGGACGTTCCTTCGCATCATCCGAGCGATTCGCTTCGCGTCACGAGTCTGATGTGAATCCAGCCATAAATCAATGGCACAATGATACACTGAAAGATTAATAACGCAAAGGAGTGGAAAACTCAGAGGATGGCCCATCAACTGACCATCAACGCAGGGCACCACCTCAGTTTTGAGGCTCCCCGTCACTTGATCCCTTTCCTTGTATATAGCTCTCCCCAGAAGCAGTGACACCCTCCCTAAGTCGTAATCTTTGGTACGATTATCTATACCATCGAAAACGGCAAAGGAAGCATCCCGACGAAGTAAGTCGGTTGCTGCTTCGTAGTCAACGCTACACCAGAGTGTCAAATCATTCTTACATTCCTGATATATGCGGTCTACTTCGACTGAAAGGTCTTCCTTCAACATAGTACTAGAAGGATGTTTCTTCCAAAGTGAAAGCAGAACGCCCTGAAGAGGCTGGAGGGCAGTATATAAATTGCCGTCCCCTTTTGTGATGATCCTGAACTTTCCCGGCTCAGGAATCGCCACAACCTCTACATCATTACAGGGCAGGAAGCGATGAGAATCGTCCTGATCCTCCTCTGGGGGAGAAGAAGACATAGGACGCATGCCAGCGAGAGCACGCCAAGTCATAAAGGCAAGGCGGGTCTCTCGATATTCTGTCAGGCTAGAGCATAAAACTGGGATCTTTCCAATCATCTTCGATACATCAGAAGATAGATGGTACTCCAAAGTATATGGAGGAACCAAGGATAAGACCCCGCCTGACTGAACAGTTGCTTGCATGCAAGAAGAACCAGAAGGGATGAATTTGGTTCTTGGACACTCATGACTACCTCTGAACACGCGTTGAGCCGTGCGGATGACTACTCGTCTGAGGAGATCGGAGATCCCCCCATGGAGTAGTGCAATACGCTCTTTGTGTAATGAAAGAGCCTTGGCTTTTGATGTATCAGACATCGCCGGCCAGGATTTCTTTGTTCCTTTTTGAAGGGAATAAATGAAGGAAGAATCCTTCTTACACAAAGCTCTCAACACGAAAAGGCGGCACCAGCCCGAATACAGGTTCTCCTTAATCCACTCCGGTTTCAACGGAGGGTCAGGATCTGAAACGAGCCGAGCCAGGTAGGTGTCATGCCAAAATTTTACAAACTTCTGTTCATGATTCTCATCACTCTCGTGTTTCATCAGAATCTTTGCAGTATAACGCATCGATTTGATAAAACGCATATACTCTTTGTAGTTTGGGAAGAAGTCACTACGCAAGTGACCTCGCCGCGCCACAAAGGGCCAGAGAAGTGATCTGACAAGTTGTACAATGGACGCCGAAGCATCCAAACCCCGAAGAATCTCTTCGAGGCACACGGATATGAAGCGTCCCGCGTTCAGCTTAGAAAACTGAGTAGAATACTCCATACCAGCAGCTACGTTACTGCCAAACGCTCCCTCGGGGGTCAAGGAAGACGTGTCGCTGTTGTTGGATCCGGCGGGCTTTTCCACTGCCCACCGATCCCGAATCGTGATATGATTAAATTTCATGTCGCGATTCCCCCCCCATGTACTCTGCGTTGATACCACTGCAT